CGCGCTCTGCGGCAAGGGCCTGCGCGGCGGCGCATGCGGTTTCGGCCTTCCCCTTGGCTTCGGCCGCGGCGGCGGTCGCAGCGCTGCCCGCCTGCCCGGCCATGAAGGCCCAGAGCAGCGCGAGGGAGACCGCCCAGGCGAGCAGCAGGCCGCCGAGAAGCTTCGGCGTGACGGCGCGCCCCACCAACGCGCCGATCACGCCCAGCCCCCTCGGCGCTGTTTCCAGCGCTCGAAGATGATCCAGCCGGCGGCGATGACGACGATGCCCAGCGCCGCGTAGGGCAGCCAGTCGCCCAGGCTGAAGCGGATGTCGCCGACGGCGCGGGCACCTTCGGCCGCGAGCGTCAGGCCGGAGACGCCGCCCGCGACGGCACCGCCACGCAGGATGTTGGACTGGCCGAGCGAGCGCTCCGGGTCGATGCGCTGCGGCATGGCGTCGTCGAGGTCGAGCTCGGGCTCGATCTCGGGCACGCGCAAGGTGCCGCGTTCGACGACGGCCAGCGGGATCTGCAGGCGCACCGGCTTCAGGTACAGCGCGGCCTCCGCGGCGCGGCGGCGCGTGAGCCCGCGCAGCACCTTGCCACCTGCCTTGTTCCAGAGAGCGAACGCGCGAGCTGCGGCCTCAGCGTTGCCCGCGTTGTGGGCGCGCAACACGGTCGACCGTGCGAAGCCGGCGAGGCCGATGTTGAAGGCCAACACCACCATCGCCGCGAACTCGTGCTCGTTGGCCTCGCGCTTCAGCAGGCGGGCGACGCCTTCGGCAAACTCGGCGACCTCAAGGCCCAGGCGCGCGTCGGCCTCGGCGCGGGTGATCACGTCGCCGGGCTGCACGCCGCGGGTGAAGCCGTAGCCGATCGTCCATACGCCGGCCGGGCACTGATACGCCTGAGCGCGGAAGCCCTCGAACTCGATCAGCAGCTGCAGGCCAACGTCGGCGATGGTGCGGGACATGCGGCGCCTGCGGTGTGGACTGCCGCGCATGCTGGAAGCGGCCGCGCCGAGGGCACATTGGCAGGCCTTCCGCCCTGCAAAAAGGGCTTGACTCTGTGCAATGGTTGCACTATTCTACGCCCATGCCGACGATCCACCGCCTTCCGACTTGCCGCATCGCGATGTACGCGGCCGACCACATGCCCCCGCACTGCCACGTGCTGCTGAACGATGGCCGCGAAGTGCTGGTGGTGCTGGCCACCGGCGAAGTGCTGCGCGGCGCGGCGGCCCACCGCGAGCTGGCCGAGGCGTTGGCTTGGATCACCACCCACCGCGCCGAGCTGCTCGCGCGCTTTGAGGAGCTGCAACGATGACCACTGCCCTTCGGCTTGCCACCGCCACCCCCATGCCACAGCACCGCCTCGCGCTGCGCTTCGCCGACGGCTTCGAAGCCACCGTTACCGTGGACCACCTGCTGCGCATCAATGCCCTGGCCTCGCTGCGCGACCCGGCGGTGTTCGCAAAGGCGAAGCTCTCGCGCGAGCCGCACGGCAGCGCCATCGAATGGCCTGGCGGCGCAGACCTCGCCGCCGACAACCTCCGCCACCTCGCCGTCGAGCAGGCCGGCGGCATCGGCCACGAACGCATCATCGAGTGGATGTACCAGCACAGCCTCACTCAACAGGCCGCGGCGGACGCCATCGGCGTCTCGCGGCGGATGCTGAACTACTACCTCAGCGCCGAGAAACCGATCCCGAAAACGGTGTGGCTGGCCTGCGTCGGTTGGGCCGCGCAGCAGGCCGCGTAGCTCAGCCGGTGCGAACGCGCGTGTCGCCCTCGAGCGCCGCGTCGAGCGGATCGTTCGCGGCGAGCACGTAGCGCACGGTGCGCTCGGTCACGCCGTGCGCGCTGGCGATCTTCGCCAGGTCGACGCCCTGCCGCGCGAGGCGGCGAATCACCTGGTTACGCTCGGCGCGGTAGAGCACCTCGGGCAGGCAGGGCTCGATGATCTGGCCTCCGTAGGCCTCACACAGCTTCACGAAGGCCGGCCAGCCGATGAGCTTGGCGAAGTTGTGCTCGGGCGTCGGCGTGCCGGGCACGTACAGCACCGCGCGCACCCGCTGCCCGCGGTTGAGCTGGCGCGTGGCCACCGTGATCAGCCGAAGCGTGGCCGGCCGGCCAATCAGCCGGATCAAGTCCGTCGCCACTTCCCCCATGCGTCCGCTCATTCGATCCCCTGGCTACCAATTGTTGATGTCGAAGCCGCCGCCGCGGGCCGGAGTGCGGCGGCGCGAGGCCGCCGATGGAATTGCAGGTGTTGCAGGCGCTTCGGGCTCGGGTGCGTCATCGCTTGCGACTGGCGGCAATGCCTGCTGCGTGAACAGGTCGTCTTCCGGCTGCACGGCGCGCTCGAGCGCGTCCCACCAGCGCGCCTTGCCCGGCGCCCAAAGGTCGAGGCGCTCTTCGAGCCAGATGGCGTAGGTCAAGCAATCCTTGACCTCGATGCGCTTGCGCGCCGGCGACCATCGCGTTTCGGTGCTACCGGCTTGGCGGCGCACCGCTCGCACCTCGCCGGCGAGCTGCTTGAACCACTCGTCCGACGCGTCGCGGCACAGGTGCACATAGCCCGGGCCCGGCGAGGTCACAGTGAGCCGAGCCGCGAAGCGGTCCTTCGCCAGATTGGTGCCGACGATCCACAGCACTGGGCCATGCTTCTCGACGCGGCCGTTCCACCGATAGCCCACACGGCTGTTGCCGTTGTCGATCGAGCGCTCGCGCTGGCTGGCGCCCTTGATGGCGTGCACGCGGTGGCGACGCAGCGCGTGGGCGAACGCGTACACCGCATCGGCGTGGTGGCCGCCGGAGTCGATCGCGAAGGCGTGGATCCGCTGCGGCAAACCGCAGGCATGCGGATACTCGGCGTGCCGGACGAACTGCTCCGCTTCGTCCCACACGGCGTTCAGCGCCGGGTTGCCGAAGAAGATCCGGTGGTCGATGGGCCACATCTCGCCGCCGCGGCCCAGGCCCCAAACGCCGGCCTCGATGCGGTTGTCCTGCACGTCCATGCCACACAACAGAAGCAGGCAGCCGCGCGGCATCACGCGCCAGGCATAGGGCTCGGCGCGGGCCTTCAAGTCTTCCGCGTCGGTGCGCTCGATCTCGCCTTCCCACGCCTCGCCGCGCGTGGTGTTGAAGAAGGCCTTCAGCTTCGTGTCGTCGCCTTCCTGCTTTTTCGCGTAGGCGGCGAGGAACTCGCGGACGATCTGCGACCACGCGACCGCCGGGCTGTAGGCCGTCCACACGTGGAACGCCACGTGCCGCGGTGCCGCGATGGGCTCGCCATCGACGTTGACGAACCGGCCGTCATGCAGCAGATGCACGGTGCCGGCGTCGTTGATGTAGCGGCCCTGCTCGGCGGCGGCCAGGTACTCGGCCTGCGTCATCTGGCAGGCGCAATGCGGGCAGAGGTGGTAGACCGAATCCGGCTCGTCCGGGCGCCATTTCAAGCCGTGCGGCTCGTCTTTGCCGCCCCAGGTGAGCGCGTGCCAGCCGTCGCACTGCGGGCATCGCACCTGGAACGTGAAGCGCTCATCCGCCAACTGCGCGCGGCCGTCGACCAGCGAGAACCCTTTGAGCTTCGGCGTGCTGCCGAGCACCAGTTTAGGGAACGTCGCGCCTTCCAAGCGCTTCGCTGCCAGCGTGATCGGGTCGCCTTCCTTCTCGACGTCGGCGTCGAAGGCGTCGATCTCGTCGAGATAGGCCACATCGACCGAGATCCGGCGGTAGTTCTTCGCGGCCTTGCCGCCGCGCACGCGCGTGATCGACCCGATGAAGCGCTTCTGCTGCAGCGTGTTGTCCTTGTGCCGCGCCATGTAGGCGGGCAGCACGGTGCGCATCACCTCGACGTCGCGCAGCATCGGGTCGAGCTCGGACTTCACGAAGTCCTCGGCGTCGTCGTCGGTGGGCTGCCACAGCGCCTGATTGCGGCGCTTGTGCTCGGCGAAGTAGCCGATGGCCGCGAGCAGCATCTTCGTGTAACCGATGCGCGCCGACTTGATCAGGTTGATCTCGCCCACGTCGTCATTGCTGATCACCGCCATCAGCGCCCGCTGGAACGGCCACGGGGTCCAGCGCTGCTCGACGTAGCTCGACTCGGCAGACAAGTAGAAGTGCGTGCGCGCCCAGTCCTCGAGCGTGAGCGGCATCGGCACGCCCCACGCCTGCAGGCCCAAAGCGAGGTGGCGCTCGACCGCCTGGAGCTGCGCGGCGTCGATGGTGGTGATCAGGCTCATGCGGCTTCGGCCTCAGGCGGGGCGTCGTCGTCGCGCTCGTCGTCCTCGGCGGACAGCTCGGCGAGCGTCATCGCCGCGGCCACGTTGCGCGCCTTGGCCACCGTGCGCGACACCTCGGCGATGTCGTCGGAGGTCAAGGACGGGTGGCGGCGCTTCAGGGCCCCGGGAATCGTCTCCAGCAGGCGCCCCACGCGCGCGCCGGCGCGGGCCAGCACCTGCTCGAGCAGATGCGCCGGCGCCAGCTCACCGCGCGCCACGGCGTTCTGCATCGCGATCTTGTCGGCCTGCTCGCGCGCCAAGCGCGCACGCTCGCGCACCAGGCTCTCCGCGCCGTCGCCGCCGCGGCCCGCAGCCATCAGGCGGATGTGGTCGCAATAGGCGAGCAACCACGCGCCAGCAGAGGCTCCGGGGGCCAAGACACCACGCAACGCGAGGTCGCTGACGGCCTGCTGCGACATGCCCACCAGCTCGCCGAACTCGGCTTGCGTCATCGGATGGGCCAGGTCAACCACGACAACCCCCCTCGCAACCCCTTGAAACTAGGGAGCTTTCGGGGCGCATTGCCCCCGTGAGCCACCCCCGCCGCCGGAAGGACCCGCGACGGGGGGAGGGGGTGGGATGCAGCCCAAGGCCGAGGGCTGCAAGAGGGCTGCAACGCTCAAAGCCGCGCCGGGTATGGCTATAGGAGACCTTGCATACCTTGCAGACCTGTACAGATATATCTGGGGAGTACAGAGGGGAACTGACTAGATACATGCGCGAACGGAAAAAGCCTGCAAGGTCTGCAAGAGCCGCACCCCTACTGGCTCCAAGGGGTGCTTGAAGGTCTGCATGATGGGCTGCAAGTCTGCAAGCTCGATCAGAAGGGCGGATCATCGGAACCTCCTGCTGGCGCAAGGCTTTTGCCGGGAGACCATCCCGAGACTTGGACGCCCGTCCAGTCGACGGTGCGCTTCTTCTGCCAGCCGAGCCGTGCCATGCATTTCGCAACCCGCATCTGATCGGCGGTTCCGTACTTCCCAGGCTCAAGCCCGATCGCGTACTGAAGCAGGTCTTTTGTACTGACGAACTCGATCCTGCCAATCGAACCCCGCATCCGCTCCGGGTATCGCCCTTCATCAAGCTTCCGCGTCAGCCACTGCGCGAGGATGTCTTCCCACACCTCACCGATGTAGCGCCGCTCCTGCTCTTGAGCCGCGCCGCTCGGCAGCTGCCAGTACTCGAACCCCTTTCGGAACAGATGCACGGCCTCAGCCCACAGCTGATCACGCTGGGCATCAAGCGCGGCGACATCGATCGACCCACCGTCCGGCACCTCGATCGGCAGGAAGCGCCGCCCGCCGGTTTCATCACGCAGGTAGTCGTTCTTGTTCGTGGTGCCGACGAACACGCACTCGCGACGCCACGACTTCGGCGCCCGGTCATAAGGCGCTCGGAACTTGTCGGTGCGCCGCGTGACAGTCGCCTTGATGCTGGTGACATCCACCTTCGAGAAGCTGTCCATTTCGGCGATCTCGATCGCCCACGCGCCTTGGATCACCTGGAAGAAATCCGGCTTCGACGGCGATTCCATCGTCTCGACGTACCAGGGCGCGGTGAACAGGGTCTGCACCGCGGTGGACTTCTTCTTGCCCTGCCCGCCTTCGAGCACGACCATGAAGTCTACCTTCGCGCCAAGGGCCGGCGCGGCGGGATCGAGCCACAGCACGCGCGCCACCGCCGACACCAGGAAGCACAGCGCGGCACCGCGGCTGTAGTCAGTCGGCGCGACGCCAAAATGCCGCACGAACAGCGACTCGGCACGATGCTGGCCGTCCCAGGTCAGTCCTTCGAGATACTCGCGAAGCGGATGCCGACCATGCCGGCGCGCCACCGTCACCACGGCCTTCCACGCGGTCTCGTCGGCCGCCTTCAGGGCGTACACCTGCTGCAGCCAGCTGGTGAGCTCGAAACAATCGGCGTCTTGGAATTCGTCAAGGCGGCTGCCGCGCCACGGCGGCACGCGCGCCATCGTGATCCGCCCGCTGAACTGGTTCAGCCAGAACAGCCCGGCGAGCACGTCGTCATGCTCGAGGATGGTGATGAGGTTGAACAGCGAGCCCTCGAGGCGGCCCTTCTGGTCGCGCGCCAAGCTGTCTCGCCAATCCCTTTCACCCTGCGGCGGCGGAGTGCCACCGCCATCGATCACGGTCATTTTCGGTCGCTTCGAGGTCATGCGGGCACGACCTCGAGGTCGGCGACGCGGCTCGCGGCCCAAGCGCCGATCTGGCGCGGGGTCCAGCCTTCGGCGACGGCGTCGGCAATGTCCCAGCCCTTCGGCTGCCCGCGTGTATCGATGAAGCGCATCGACCGCACGCCCACGCGAGCGAGGAACTGCGCCACGCCCGGAACGCGCTCGCCGTTGCGGTGCTGGTAGCCCAGCATCGCCTGAACACCCGGCTCATCGGCATCCGGCCACAGCACCACATCACGCCCCGCAAGAGGCGACCAGTCAACGTAGGGAATGCCCTTCGAGCCGCCCGGCCAACTCAGCGCGGCGTACATGGGCAGCGCGCCAGCGCCAGCCGCGCCGCATTTCTCACCCTCGACAAGCAGCACCGGCGCGCCCGGCATCGCAGCCAAACGGTCAAGCCCGAACAGCGGCCGCGGCCGCGGGAATGGCCGGATGCACCACTGCTGCGCACCGTCCGGGCCCACGCACCAGGTGATGGTGGGCGTGATCTTGCCGTCGGCGAACTCGCAACGCAGAACGTAGCCGAGTAGTCGGCCCTGCGCATCGCGATAGGCGTCAGCTCGACTTGGCTTGAATCGCGTCATCCGACCATTCGGATGGCCCTCTTTCGGCTTCGGATTGAAGATGGGCACCGTCCAGCCACCCTCGGCCATCAGCTCGGGGGCGCTCTCTGGCGCGGGCATGAGGGCCACCCAGCTTTCCCCCTGCCCTACGCTGGCGCGGGCGGCAGGTGGTTCAGCGACGGTGTTCGGCAAGTCGCGGCCGAGGGCCTTTTCAGCAGCCTCGCGGAACCCGATGCCAAGGTGTCGCATCAGGAAGCCGATGGCGTCGTGATGCGCCCCGCAGCCGAAGCAATGCACGAAGCGCTTCACCGGGTTGACGTACATCGACGGCGAGTGGTCGTCGTGGAAAGGGCACTTCCCGACGAACTCCGCGCCCTTTCGCTTCAGGTGCACGTAGCTGCCCACCACCTCGACGATGTCGATCTGTCCGAGCAGCGCATCGATGTCGAGGCGCTCACCCACGGCGCACCGCCTTGGCATCCAAGCGCCGCTGGATGCGCCATTGCATTCGCAGGAAGTCGGCCGCGCGCTCGCGGCAGCACCGCGGCGCGCCGCAGTCCGCGTGCTCACAGCCCTCGGGGATAGCGGCGATGCGCGCAGACCAATCGGCCTGTGGCAGTCGCGCGATGTCGAGCACACGGCTCATGCAGTGGGAAACGCTCATCAGGCCACTCGAAAAAGGGGCGTCGAGTCACCCGGCGGAGTAGCGCGGTCGATGGCCATGTCGCCGGCACCTTCCACGTCAGCGACGCTGAGGCACCGGGCCTCGACTGCGGGTGTTGTTGTTGATCGGAGACACCGCCCGCTGGTCTCCGCGCTTCCGCTCAACAGATCGGAAACGGTCTCGCTCTGCTGCCTTGCCACGCCGGCTTTCACCCGCGCGCAGTGCTCGCGCGCCAAGGCCTCGGCCTCGGCTTTGCTCTCCGGCGACGGCGGCGCGTACAGCGCCTTCAACGCTTCGGCGATGTGGCGGCCCGTGCCGGGCTTCATGGCCTTCACCGGCGGGCCCTCAGTTCGAGCTCATGCGCGCCTTCGCACGGCACACAACGGATCGCGCCCCACTCGACGCGCATCGGCGCGATGGTCGCGGCGCACTCGACACACTGTTCCACGAGGCGCGTCGGCTTCGGCCGATTCACATGGTTCGCGATGGCGTTCGCGCGCTCGAGCTCAGCGCGGTCGGCGGCGATGTCGATGGGGTCGCTCATGCGGCTCGCCCCAGCAGCTTGGCCAGCAGCTTGTGCTCCGCCTCGCGCTCGGCTTCAAGGCGCGCCAGGCGCTCTTCGGCCTCGCGGAGCTTGCGGTCCTTCTCGTCCTCTGAGCGCCGCACGCTCGCCGGGTCGTAGCCCTGGGCAGCCAGCAGCCAGAACAGCGGCGCGTCGTTGCCGCACAGCTTCATCAGCGGCGCGAGCTGCCCCGTTGGGAAGTGCGCCTCGCCGCGCATGATGCGCGACCAGTGCCCGGCGTCGATGTCCAGCTCGCCGTAGACCACCTTTTCGCACTCGAAGCCGGCCGCCGTGATGCAAAGCTTGATAGCCGCCAGCAGCGAAGGCTGCGCCAGCACTAGGCGAAGGTCGACGTGCTGCGCACCGCGCCGAAGCCGAAGCAGGCGCTGGGGGTCGTCAACCGCAGGCAACACCTTGGACTTCACTTGACGGTCCCCTGCAGGGCAAAAAAGGGGGCATGGAAACCACCCTCACCCTCACGCCGCTGCACGGCCTCAACGGCCGGCTTGTCGCCGTGCTGTTCGGCGCGAAGGCGGCGCCCCCGCTGGTAGGCTGGGGCTGCGACCCCACCAACCACACCAGCGAGAAACGCCATGGGAATGCTCGAGGAACTGAACACGCTGCTGGAGCGAATCCCGGTATGGCGCCAGCTCGTGGCCTTGCCCGACCGCGTGGCCACGCTCGAGGCGCGCCTTACCGCAGTCGAGGCACAGCTCGCGGGAAAGACAGGCGCGCTCTGTCCAATGTGCAATGCACCGGGGTGGAAGCGCGCGGCAACGAAGCCGCATCCGGTTTTCGGCGACACCGGGCTCATGATCGATTCCTACGCGTGCTCGGCTTGCGGCCACGCCGAAGAACAGACTCGCGACACCCTGAAGCGCTGACGATCGCTGCTGCGATCGCGACTGCGAAGGCGGCGATGCCAAGCCCGATGGGCAGGAGGGGGCCGTTCGCCGCCCCGCGGGCGACAAAAAGCATCTTCACGGGCCGGCCTTCGCCGACCTGCACGTGGACGCCGTTCAAGCTGAAGTCGCTCATCGCCTCACCCCGCCTTCGCCAGAGGCGCCGGCTCGCCCGCCGGCTGTTCCCCGAACACGTCGGGCCGGAGGTCGTGGCGGGACACGGCGCCGCCAGTGGCGTTCTCGATCGCCAAGCAGCGTTCGGCCGGCACGCGCCCGCGTTCCCGCCAGCCAGAGATCGATGCGGACTTGATGCCGAGGGCGGCAGCCAGGGCCTCTTGAGTGCCGAGGCACTCGCAGGCGGCGTCGAGAGCTTCTGTCGTCATGGACGCCTTTTTAGGTCGCGCCTAATCTTTTGTCAACAGTCGCGACCTAACAATGTCGATGTCAGGCTGTTAGGCGATGCCTAAGACAAAACAACACAAGCCCGCCGTCGCCTTTGGCCAACGGCTGGTTACGTTGCTGGAGAGGGCCGGTCAAAAGAGGCGCGGTGCTGGCCGCTACTTGGCCGACAAGTACGGCGTGAGTGCGGTGACGGCTAATGCGTGGCTGAACGGTCAGCACATGTGCGAGACGGAGACAGCTCAGCGCATCGCACGTGACCATGGCAGCACCTTCGAAGCGCTCTACTTCGGTACTGGCGACTCGCGGCCCGGCACGAGCCCCAAAGAACACGCCGCCTCTATCTCCGAGCTTCTTCCTGCTGCCACGCCGCGCACCGAGGCGCGCCTCACCGTCTATCGACAGAAGCTGGAGCGCGGTGACGCGCTCACGGCCACCGAGCGCCGGGATCTGGCGTCCATCATCAAGCGGCTGGAAGCCCTGAATGCCGCCATCACCTAAGCCGGCGCCGTCGGGGCATCAAGCCACGTTCTGGCCTTTGCAGATCGTCCGTCTTGAGCCCGCGCCGTGGGGCACGGCCGACGCCGGTGGATACGGCCAAGGCGAGGACGGCCACGCCTACGTGCTCAAGCGGCTTGGCGAGCGCGCCGATCTGCCGGCGAGCGAGTACCTTTGCCACCTGATGGCGCACGCGGTAGGGCTGCCGGTGCCAGGGTTCACCTTGGCGCAGGTGCTGGATACGGACGAGATCTGCTTTGCGTCGAGAATGGAGGGCGGCATCGCCGACGAAATGAAGGCGCTGCAGTTCTGGCAGGGCGCGGGCACCCCGTCGTTCTGGGCCGAGCACGCACCTCGCTTAAGTCGGTGGTTCGCATTCGACTACTTCGTGCGCAACACCGACCGCCATCGAAACAACTTCCTGCTGCGCACCAACGGCTTCACCACGGCCGTGCTGGGCATCGATTTCAGTCGAGCCCTGATCGCGGAAGGCTGGCCTGGCAACCGGGCGCCGATGGCGCCGGCGACGAACACACTGCTATTTGCACGCGGGCTCTGCGGGTTTAACGGCCGGGCCTACCCGAGCGCCGAGGCAGTCAACACCCTCTCCCGTCTGGCCGCTATCCCGGACACGTGGATCGACGCTCACCTCGAGCGACTGGCAGAACCCCTCTTGGCTGATAAACTGAAACGCCAGATCATGCGATGGTGGCGCGCCGGCCGGCAGCGTCGCCTGCGGGCCCTCAGGAGGCACATCGCCAATGGCCGCTACCTACCAGTACTCGCTAATACGGGCGGTCCCTGACCGCCGTCGCGGTGAATGGGTGAATGTCGGGGTCGTCGTCTTTCGGCCGGGGGGCTTGGATGTCCGAGTCATCGACAACCTGACCAAACTGCGCATGCTTTGCCCCGAGCTGGACTCGCAGGCAATCAAACAGCTTCCCGAGTTCTGGGAGGCCATGTGCGCTGGCATGCAGGATGCGAACGACTGCCACGCGCTTCTGGCCAACACTCCGCTGGTGCACCCCTCTCCCATGGCGCAATTCCTCGCCTCTGAGGAAAGCTACCAGGACGCGGTGAAACGCATCATGCGCGACCTCGTTGACCCGCCGCCCCAACCGCGGCAAAGGTCTTCCGAGTCGAAGGTCCAGACCATGCTGAAGGGCATGTTCAAGGACGCGCACATCTTGGGCGATGGCCCTGCGGACATTGATCGCCATCGCGTAGTCCCGCACTTCCCCATCGACTCATCGTCCGGGATGCTGGCTGACTTTGCCCTCAAGAACGGCAGCATGCACATCACGCAGGTGATCGATTTTCGAGTGAAGGTGGACCAGCTCAAAGCGGCCAAGCGCGGGGAGGCCGGCCTGAAGGCGATGGGCCTCGTGACGGCGGAGAAGGTCTACAAGAAAGGCGTGGTTCCGATGGTCGTCTACGCCGCCAACCCGGCAACGCTCGACATCGTGCAGCCTTCGCTCAACCTGCTTCACCAGCACGCCGAACACGTCTTCGACATCAATAACCCCAACGACTCGGCGGCCTACATGCAACGCATGAGGGTGGCGGCCGGCGATTCGCTGCACTGAACGCGGCTCAATCCTTTGGCGGCCCGCCAGTGCGCACTGCGGCGCACGCCAGGTTTACGGATTGGCGTGGCGCTGTCGAATCGGTTGTCAGCCGGTGGCCTTTGCCGCGGATTGGTTGAATGTCCGGTTGCATCATGAGGACACCTGCCGCACTGCGGATCGCGAAGAAGCGCTGAAAAGGCGAAGCCCCGCGTGAGCGGGGCTTCTTAGTCTGGGCTCGTTGCCCCCGCGCTTGGCAGGACCACCGAGGGTGGCGATGACGCCCGCCTTGAGGCGGCCAGCTGTTGCGTCCAGGCCAAGCTCGCACGCACGCCGAATTGCGTCAATCACTCCCCGCGTAGACCGAGGCCCGAGAGGGTGAAGTCGGCCCGATGTGGCGGCAAAGTCCCCCGCGCAGTTTTTTAGGCTGCACCTATTGACATTAGTTTAGGTACCTCCTAATTTTAGGCCGCCACCCACTGCGGGCGGCAGGGTCACCCGGTCTCGGGGCCCTCCACGACGGAGGCCGCCATGCACAGCACCACCGCGCCGAACTTCGCCATGCTCGCCCTGCAGCGCGACACCGGCGAGCCCATCACCGCCGTCAACGCCCGCGAGCTGCATGCCTTCCTCGGCGTGGGCAAGGACTACACCAACTGGATCAAGGCGCAGATCGCTCGCGCACTGCTCGCTGAAGGCCGGGACTACCTCACTGAGGTTTCCGCCCAGAAGGGCGAAAACCCCCAAGGCGGCCGCCCGCGCAGCGAGTACTACCTCAGCATCGAAGCTGCCAAGCACGTGGCCATGATGTCGGGCACGGAGAAGGGCCGCGCCGTGCGCGATTACTTCATCGAGATCGAGCGCCGGGCCCAGTGGGCGGCGGACCCCAACCGCGTCACCCGCTCCGACCTTGCCCGGATGATCCTCGACGCCGAGGCTGAGATCGCCCAGCTCCAGCACCAAGTCGACGAAGCCGCGCCAAAGGTCGCCGCGCTCGAGCGAATCGCTGAGGCCTCGACCGGTTCAACCTGCATCACCACTGCCGCCAAAGCCATCGGCGTGAAGCCGAAGGCGCTGTTCGGGTGGCTGCGCGAGCGCGTCTGGATCTACCGCCGCCCGGGCAGCGCCGTGTGGAACGCCTATCAGCACCGCATCGCGTCGGGCGTGCTCGAGCACAAGGTCACCACCGTCAGCCGGCCTGACGGCAGCGAGAGGGTGGTGCACCAGGTGCTGGTGACGCCCAAGGGCTTGGCCAAGCTCGCCGAAGCGCTCGGCAAGGCGGTGGCCGCGTGAGCGCCTTGCTGCCCTTCCCGGCCGCTCGCGCCCGTGACGCCGCGGCCGTCCGTCTGGCCATCCGCCTGCGCGGAAAGGCGGAGGGCTACGCTCGCCAAGCCACTGAAGCTGCCGCCGAGCGCGCAGTTCACGTGCTGCTGCGTGAGCGCGTCAGCGCCGGCTGGGCCATCCACGTGGGCTGCTGCGCGCTGCGCGGCCGGCAGCCGCCGCGGCTGCGGGCGGTGCAGGCATGAGCGCCGCTGCCGCATTCAGCCGGGTCGCTCGCCGCTTGGAGGCGCTCGAGCTACAGACCCTGCGCGCGCTCTGTGTGAGGCAGCACGACGAGATCGCGCGACTTCGTGCGCAGCTCGTCGACGCTGAGCAAGCCGCGGAGCACTGGTGCGACAACGCGCGGGACCTCCAGATCCATCTCTGTGAACTCACCGATGCCACGCCCGGCATCACCAAGCAAGGCCGCTTGGTCGTGAGCGCCTGAATCCACCGCGCCGCGCCGGCGCGAAGCCTCCGGCGCAACGCACCCACCCGGAACCACGACCATGCACGCCGCCATCGACTTCCTCCCCACGCCCGAAACCCTCGACGATTTCGCCGATTCGGCTTCGCGCTCGGACACGGCAGACCAGAGAACCACTCGGCTGTTCCGCGACATGGCGGCCGAGTGGCGCGCCACGCAGCGGCAGCTGAACGAGACGCAGGCCGAGAACAGCCGCCTCGCCGCCACACTCGCCACGGCCCACCAGAGCGCCGCACGCCTCGAGGCGCTCGCCGCGGCGACTGCCAACGCGCTCGCCAGCATCCGCCCGCCACATGCGCTCTGCTCGCTCGCCAACGACAGCACCGCGGGCGTGAGTCCATGAGCGCGCTGCTGGCCTTCGCCTGCGGTGTTGCGGCCGGGTGGTTCTTGCGCCGCGCCCTCGGCCGCTGGCGCACCGCGCGGCTCTCGCGCGCCCAGCGCATCGGCGACATCGTGAGGCGTGCTCCGTGAGCTCGCTTGCGCAACGCCTCCAGCAGGCCGTCGAGCGCGGCTGGGCGAACCTCGCACACCTTGCCGAGCTTCGCGAGCTGGCGACGGCGGCCGCCTCGAATGACCCCTCGCTCGCGGCCTTGCCGCTCACCGACGCGCAGGTTCAGATCGCCGTCGACACCTACGCGCAGTTCCTTTGCGATCCGCCGCCGGCACTGCGCGGGCCGGAGCTGCTGCGTCACGCGATGCGCACGGCCATCGGCGCCGCGCTTGGAGTGCGCCATGGGTGAGTACAGCCGCCGCCTCGGCAGCATGCGCTCGCAGCCGCCTGGCGCGCTTGCCGACAAGGCCGTCGATTGGCTGCTTGAGCGCGAGCGGCCGCGAAAGTACGCGGTCACCTGCGACCCGGCCGGCGTCGTGATGGTCGAGCGCTTCGCGCACGCCGTGCCGGACGACGTCGTCGGCGTGTATGACCCCAAGACGATCGACGGCGAAGGCGCGCTGGCGCGCATCCGGCTGTCGCGCCGCATCGCGGAAGACCTGCGGCACCACCGGCAGGTGTCGCATGCGTGACGCATCCGCCACGGCCCGCGCGCTCGCCGCGATCGCTTTCCGCGACGAGCTGGCCGGCATCGTGACCAAACGCGGTGCGTCGCTTCGCCTGGGCTTCAAGGGCCGCTTCGCCTACCTGCAGGCCCAGTGGCCGGGCGCTGAGGAAGCGCTCAGCCTGCTGCGCGCCGAGAACTTCGAGGTGGTGCGCTACCTCACCGAACCCGAGGAAGCGCAGCACCCCGATGAACCGGGCGCAGAGCGCGGCCGCCGCCTCACCGCGGAGCGCGCCGAGCTGGCTTTCACCGCGCTCGAGATGCGCGCCGACATCGACGCCCTGGTCGAGCGCAGCGGCTGCCGCCCGCGCCTCACGAGCGACGGAAAGCGCGCGTGGGTGTGCGTGCAGAGCGGCGGCGAATGGATCCCGGTGATCCGCTGCCGCAAAGGCCTGCCGCCCGAGCGCCTCGACCTCCACGCCGCGATGACCGCGGCGCGCCCCGACACCAAAGCGATCCGCCGCGGCGAGCGCGGCTTGCTGAGGGGCGCGGCCTGACAATGCTCGGCGCTCTGGTCACCTTCGACGACCTGAAGGCCACGACCGGCTACGGCCGGCTGGCCGACGTCGAGCGTTGCCTGAAGAAAGCCGGCATCCGCTACTTCTACGGGCGCGATGGCGTCTGGACCACCCTCGACCTGATCAACGCTGCTGCCGGCGGCGGGCTGCCGGCGAACGATGGACAGCCGTACCGTCCCGACGACATCGTGTAGCCATGCCCCGAGCCCGTAAGCCCAACCCCAGCATCCCGGCCCACATCGACCAGGGCGCCCTGCCGAAGGGCGTCTACTGGGAGCGCGGGCGCTGGTACGTGCTGGATCCGCACCCCGAGGGCGGACGGGCCCGCAAGCGCACCGTGGCCGGCCCAGCGGCCCGCCTCAGCGACCTGCACGCCATCGTTGAGCAACGCCGCGGCGTGGACACCAACAGCCTGCGCGGCGTCTGCGCGCTGTTCCGCGAATCGCCGGACTTCCGTCAGCTCGCGCCGACCACGCGCAAGAGCTACGACTACTGCCGCGACGTGCTGTGCAACTTCAAGACCAAGATCGGCACGCCACTCGGCGACCTCGACCTGCGCCGCCTCACGCCGCCGGCCCTACAGCGCGTCGTCGACGCGATCGGTGCCAAGCACCCGCGCACCGCGGCGCAGTCGCTGGGCTACATGAAACGCGTGCTGCGCTGGGCGGTGAACCGCGGCCACGCCCAGGGCAACCCCGCCGCCAGCCTCGAGGCCCCGAAGCTGCGGCCGAAGCGCCGCCTGCCCGAGCACGACGCCTACGTCGCGCTGCTGAACTTCGCCCGCGAGCGCGGCGCGCTGCAAGCGCACACGAAGGGCTCCGTCGCGCCGTACCTGTGGGTGGTGATGGAAATCGCCTACCGCTGCCACCTGCGCGGCATCGAGGTGCTCGACCTCACCGACGCCGACGCCACCGCTGAGCACCTGCTCACCAACCGCCGCAAGGGCAGCCGGTCGACGCGCTGGGAATGGACGCCGGCGCTCCGCGCCGCCTGGGACGCCGCCGTCGCCTATCGCACCGCCGTGTGGGATGCCTCGCGCCGCCCGGTGCCGATGCGCCCCGAGCTGCGCCCGCTGATCGTGTCGCAGAGTGGCGAGTCGCTGCGCAAGTCGAGCTTCGACACCGCCTGGCAGCGCTTCATACACCTCGCGATGGCCGAGGGGGTGATCACGCCGGAGCAGCGGTTCTCACCGCACGACCTTAAGCGCAAGGGCATCACCGAACGCCCCGGCACTCGCGCCGAAAAGCAGCTCGCCAGTGGCCACCGCGCGGCGCAGATGCTCGACGTGTACGACCTCAGCGTGCCGACGGCGAAGCCGATCGAGTAGGCCGTGATTTCCCACGCGTTTTCCCAACGGGGACGCGAAACCGGCGTAAGTGCTTGATGGAAATGGTGGGCCGTGATGGATTCGAACCATCGACAAACTGGTTAAAAGGCAGCGGAGTTTAGATGCCCCATCAGCCGTTTAGCTCACTCTGAATCCCCAACGGACGAGATTCCGCGCCGCGCTATTGAAGCCTCGGCGCGGTCGATTTCCCAAGCTTTCAGCGACGATTCGCGGTGCAGCTCAGAACGATCTCGCGGCTGTCCTGCCGCCCGCCGCTGGTCGCGATCGAGTTCCGCAGCCGGTGCGTGGCACCCTCGACGCCGCCACCCACCCACACGACGGTGACGCCCGCGGCTTCGCCCGGGTTCGTCAGCGGCAGGGCCGGCTCGCACGCCCACGTGCTGCTGGTGATCGTCTCGCCGGGCGCCAGCCACTGGCGCCAATCCACGCCGAAGTCGACGACGCTGCCGGGGGTCTTGAGCGCCTGTGGCGCTCCGTTGACGGTTCGCATGGTGGTTCAGGCCTCGATGGTTCGGGTGTCGAGCGCCACGGTCAGGCGGCGGTGGTCGGCCTCGATCACGGCGAGGCGGCGTTCGGGGTTGACGCTCAATGTGCGGCCGGTCGGCGGCCGGATGATTCGGACGGTCGTCTGCAGCTCGCCGCCGGCCAGCAGCGACGCCGATGCAGAGCCCGCCAGAAAAACTTCGGTCAGCAGCGCCGCGCTGGCACCGAGCGTGCCCGACACCTGCCCGATCAGCAGGATCGTGGTGGTGAGCTGCGCGCCGGCGGTCAGACCACCCGTCGCGGACCCCGCCAGCCGGACCCCAGTTGAAAGCGTGCCGGCGGCATCCAACGAGCCAGCGGCAGCACCGGAAAGAGCGGCAGCGCCTGCCGTCGTGGTCAGGTCGCCAGACGCCACCAGCCCGCCCGTGGCAGCCGCCTGCAGGCGCACCTGCGTTGTCAGCACGCCCGATGCCGCGAGCGTCCCGGTGGCGGCACCAGCGAGGCGCACGGCCGTCGTCAGCGCGCCACCTGCGATCAGCGCGCCGGTACCGGCAGCAGCGAGGCGGATGGCCGTTGTGAGGGTGCCGCCTGCGGTCAGCGCGCCAGTCGGCGCAGCGGCGAGGCGGATGCTGGTGGTAATTGCCGGTGCCACGGCGACGCCGGTGCCCGTGGCCGCGCCTACCAGCCGGATCGCCGTGGTCAGCGTGCCGGACGCCGCCAACTCGCCGGCAGCGGTGCCTGCCATGCTGCCGGCAACCGTCGACAGGTCGCCGGCAGCGACCATGCTGCCAGTGGCGTTGCCAGCGAACGTCGCGCCCAAAGCGGGGAAGTAGTCGGCGGCCAGCAGGATGCCGGCCACGCCCTGGTCCCACGTATCAGCGCCGCCCCGGATCCGATTGTCGAACTGCGGGTCGCGCAGGGCCATGCGTCACCCGTGCGCGATCTTGCCCTGGCCTCGGAAGATGCCGGTGCTGGTGGTGCTCGGCACCGTGATCAGCTGCAGGCAGGCAGCGTTGGGGATCTGGGGAACGCCGAGCGCGGCCCAGTCGTAGGCCTCGGCCTTGTTGGCGACCAGGGTGTCGATGCCCGTGCGCGCCCGGCTGCAGGTGACGCCGAAGTTGCCCGCCGTGCCGGTCGTGGCCGAGAGCGTAACGCTGGTCACGGCGCGGATGTAGCGACCCGAGACGGCCGAAACCAGTGGATACAGGCGGCCGGCGCGCGGGGTTGCTCCGAGCGCGATGGCGGCGAGGTTGCCGGTGCTGCTGTCGTCGTAGATCACCGCCACCGTGGCGTTCACACCGGTGGCACCAAGGTCGGTATAGACCTCGATCCACCACTGTAGATCACTGAAGTTCGCGTCACCGCGACGTGCTGCTGGAATGCCGCTGCCGCCGATCGTGGTCGCGTCGATGCCCACGGTCTGCGCCGTGGCGAGCGTGCCGTTCAGGCCACCCATGTGCGCGAGGCGGTCGTGGAACTCGGTGGTGGTGGTCGCGTTGCCCGACAGCAGGCGCAACCACGCCAAGTAAGACGTTTCCGGCGCGGTCTGCTGCGCGAAACCGATGGCACCCGCCAGCGCGGTGCCATCGCACAATGCCGCGGCTGCCGGGATAGCCCCCTGCCCCGGGACCCCCGTCGCGCGCCACAGGCTGAAAATCTGCCCGGCGGCCGCGTTCGCCAGCGAAGCCTTGTCGATGACGATGCGACTGGAATTGTTCGCCAGCGCGTCAATCAGCTGATCTCGGGTGGTGATGGCCATCAAAGCACCTCGAGGAAGTGCTCGGCGAAGTAGGCATCGCCGACCAGGTACTGCCAAAAGGCGACCGTCTGCGCGCCGATCGCCGGCTCCCCGTCAGGGTTGATCGCCATCGCGTCCTCGATGACGCGCGGCGTGGCGCCGTCGCCGAATGGCGGCTTGATCGCCACCAGCTGGCCGCGCAATAGGGCCACGGTCATCAGCTCAGGGTGAATACGAGCTGGCCGGCGGTAAAAACCGGCGCGGCGTCGCCGTTGTTCACGGTCTTCGCCGTCTGCAGCGGCGCGTAGATCAGCAGGTTGCCGCCGGTGCTCGCGTCGAAGATGCCGAAGCCCACGATGCTGCCCCAGCTGGCCGTCGGGGCCGGGAACGTGATCGTGCCGTTGTTGGACGTCGCGCCGCCGGTGCCGTTCGACGCGACGGTGCTGCCAGCCGCTTGTGTGCCGGCGAAGTTCGCTAGGGAGCGCACCACGGCGGCGCGGGCATAACTGCCGCCCGTCACCTCGGTCTGCCCACCCGCCTCGCCGGCCGCGACCGTGAACAGCCCGATGTGCAGCGACCCCGGCAGGGTAAGGGCCTGCGCGCGGAAGATGAAGTCGATCAGCTGGTTCTCGAAGATGTCGGTCAGGCTGGACATGGAAGCTCCCCGCGGTGATGACAGGAACTCTCGCCACTACGCCACATTCGCGACATTGGCAGGCCTTCAAGCCGCGGGCTTCGACTCGCACTCGATCGTCATCGCATAGCCCGACGACGGCTCGAAGCCGTGTTCGACGCGCGAGACGATCCACTCGCCGTCGACGCCAAGACGAAACCCCGACGCCTTCAGCGGGGCCTCGGCGACGGCCGCGGGGTCGCCCGGCAGGGTGAACGATGCCGTGGCCTCGCCGCGTGCGCGGCGGCCCCACTCGGCGCGCGCAGCTTCCTCGGCGGCGGCCTGCGTCGGGAACACTTGGCGCAGCTCGCGCACCGGGTCGTCTTCGCCGTACTCGGCGGTCTCGCGCCGCGCGGCGCTGGTGTCCTGCCAGAATGCGCGCACGCGGCCGGGCGCGTCGCGCTTGGCCAGCGTCGCACGGAACGCCGTGCACTGCTCGGCGCGCACCGTGAGCGACGGCAGCGCGTCACCGCTGGCGGTCTTGCCCTCGCCGCGCTTGGTCATGGCCAGCGTGCCGCCTGCGGCCTTCAGCGCACCGTCGTGGCGCTTGGCGACCCGCTGCAGCAGGTGCAAGTCGCTCTCGCGCGTCTGGTCGGTGTGCGGCAGCTCTACAGTCGCGAGCGATGCGGCGACGGCTGCACGCAGGCCATGCTCGCCGGCAATCTTCTCCACCATCGTGCTGATGGTGGTGCCAGCGTCCCAGCTACGGGTCTTCTGCGTCTGCAGGTTGGTCTTGCCGCCCTTCGACTTCTCGAAGGGTGCGCCGCGCGCACGAATGGTCATCGTCGACGGCCAGCCGGAAAGCTCGATCTCGTCGACCACGAACAGGCCCATGGCCGTCAGCTTGCCGTCGTAGCCCAACGCCACCTCGAGCTCGGCACCGGTGGCCGGCATCTGGATCGGCGAGAGGTGGTCCGCCAGCACCAGCTCAAGTGTGTCCGACTCGACGCCCGCCTCGTCGGTGACGCGCAGCGACACCAGACGGTCGGCGATCACCGCGGTGATGTCGCCGCCGTTGGCGGTGACGCGGTACTGCGGCGTCACGCCCACAGCTTCACACCGGGCTCGACGCTGGCCTGGGCGGTCGCCGCATTGGGCAGCAGTACCAGCAGGCCGCCGGGCAGCGCGGGGCCGTAGTCGGCAAGGCCCGGGTTCGCCGCCAGCACGCGCTCGACGATGCCGCCGGCGGTGCTGCCGTACTGCCGCCAGACGATCAGGTCGACGGTGTCGCCGGCACGGGTGCGGTACTCAAGGGCCATCGTAGCGCCGCAGGCTCAGGGTGAACTCGACCTTGCGCGCCATGCCGCGCGCGGCGAACACGCTCTGCCGTTCTTCGACGCGCTCGATCACGTAGCGGCCAAGCACGCGCCCAGCGCCGGTGATCAGCTGCTGCGGCTTGCCGCGGCCCGCGAGCTCGCGCATGCGGTCCACCTGCCCGAGCCCGCCGCGGAACTCGGGGTAGACCACGCCAGGCAGCGTCATCGTCTCCGGGCCAGGGCCGGTGTGCTGCAGGGCAGCGGCCTGCCCGAAGCGATCCTGCGCTGCCCATCGATGTTCGGTGGTGCGCGAGAGCTCCTGATAGGCCGCCGTGTTCAGCCCGAAGCGGAAGCCGCCGAGCGACATCATCACGTCCGCACCGCTGGTGGCCCGCAGCGTCATCCGGCCACCGGGTCGTACATGGCGCCGCGGCTGGTGCTGCGCTCGCGCTCGCGCAACCGCTTGTCGACCTCGGCGGCCACCTCGCGCGAGCTTTGCCCGGGCGCGGCCTGCACGGTGATGGCGCCCACCGTGGTGGTGTTGGTGACGCTGCCGCCCGCACCGCGCATGGTCGGCTGCGGCAGATTGGCCGAGGCTTCCGGGCTTGGGGCCGAAGTCAGACCCAGGCTCGCTGCCGCACTGCCCATCTTCGCACCCACCCAGCCCACGGCACCCATCAGCGGCTGGATCTTCGCCAGCAGCCATTCGACCACTGCGCCGACGTGACCCTTGAGGTTCTCCCACGCGGTAGTGGCCGCGATCTCGAAGACCGGCCACAGCGCGGCCACCTTGCCGATCGCACCACCAAGCGTCACCGCGACCCAACCGGCCGCGGTACCGATGGCCTCGCCAAGCCACACGAAGGCGTTCACGCCCATCGCCACCACGTCGATCACGCTGCCAAGAACGGTGCCGAGCACCATGCCGAACATGCGGCCCGCACTCGTTGCGCCCTCGAGCTCGGCAGCCGTCGCGTCGATGGGCGTGAACAGGCTGGTGAACAGGCCCCATAGCCGGCCCAGCGCATCGCCAAGCGGCGAAAGCGCAGTCTTGAGGCGCTCGAAAGGCCCGGAGAGCGCATCGCCGAGGCCCTGCAGGTAGCCCGAGCCGAAGGCCTTGATGTAGGGCCAGAACTTCACGAACGCGCCGACCACAAGCGCCAGAGCTGCGCCGATCGCGATCAGCGGCCCCGCACCCAGCTGCGCGATCCCCGTGCCGATCATGCCGAGCGTCGAACCGAGCGTTGCCAGCGAGCCAGCCGCCGCGCCGCCCGCCATCGCTGACTTGACGGCCAGCCACGCCCCCGTGAGGTACGTGAAAGCGAAAGCCCCGACCTTCACTGCGACCGCGAGGCCCGAGATCGCCGCAGCCGCCGCCAGCACGCCGCCGACGACCATCGGGTTCTGCGCGGCAAAGGCCTCGAAGCGCTCGAGCATCGGCACGAGCGCGCGGTTCAACCTTTCGATCACCGGCGACAGCGCGTTGCCGATGACGATAGCCGAGCGCTGGATCGCGTTGCCGATCTCGCCGAGCTGCGATTTCAGCGTGCCCCTCATAGCAGCGAACTGCTCGTCGATCGCGCCCGATGCGCTGAACGCGTCTTCCTTGATGCTCCGGTAGCGCTCGAGGTCCTGCAACATCGGGCGCAAGAACCCCTGCACCTGCATATCGGCAAACAGCTCGCCGAGCAGCTTCTGATCGCCGCCCTTCGTGATGCGATTGATCTCCGCGATGGCAGCCTCGAAAGGGTTCTCGCCGCGGGACTGAGCTCCGGAGATCACACCGTACAAGTCGCTGCCGAGACGCTCGGCTTTCTTGAGCGTATCCGGCGACAGAAGTTTCGCCATGAAGTTCGCCAAGTTATTGGCGGCCGACGACGCGTCGCCAGTGCCTGCGCGGGCGAGCTGAAGCGCGGCACCCATCGTGGCGACTGCCTCCTGCCCTTTGAGGCCGAGGGCGGCAAAGCCTGCACCCAAGTTGGGCAGCTCGGCCGCCATGTCCTTGAACTCGAAGTTGCCGCGATTACCGGCAAGCACCAGGGCTTCCAGCGCACGAGTCATTCCACCGGGCTCAACCTTCAAGGTCGACCCCAACGTGAAGGCCGACCGTGCGACATCCTCGATGTCCGATCCCGTGCCTTTCGCCGCCTTCGCTAGAACGAGAAGCTGCTCTTGAGCACTACCCGCATCAAGGCCCGCCGCAACAAGGAACCCCATGGCTCGCTGAACGTCAGTCGCAGACGTGGCCGACTCTCGGCTTATGCCCATCATCACCGCGCCCAGCTGCCGCACCTGCGCGCTCGTCATGTCAGCGGTGTTGCCGATCAGCTGCAGGTTGTGGCCGAACTCGGCCGCCTGCATCACGCTGCCGATGATCGGCAAGCTCACCGCCGCAGCGGTGCCGGCCGCCTGCCCGATGTCGCTGCCGAGCTGTTCGCGCCGCGCGACGTTCGCTGCCCGCTGCCGCTCGACCGCTGCCAGGCGCGATTGCGCGCCGCGCAGACGGTCGATCTGGTTCGTGAGCCTCTGGTACTCGGAGGTGTTCTTGCCCGTGGTGCTCGCCAGCTCGCGCTGGCGAGCGGTCATCTGGCGGATGCTGTCGCCAAGACCGCGAAGCTGGGACTGCGCGCGGCCCAGGGCCGCGCCAAGGCCTGCCGAAAGCGCACCGCCGATGACGAGGGTGGTCGCGAGTTTGCGTTCAGCCATTGCGCGGGAGCCCCTCAACCCACCAGACGAATCGCCCGACGGGCATCGCCATCATTTCCGACACGGACCAGCCGGTATGGCTGGCAAGACAGAGCGCGGCTTGCCGGATGTATGCCGCGCTCAGGCGATGAAAAGGCCGAGTGCCACCTGCAGGCGCGTGTAGTCGCGCATGGTCAGCGCGTGCAGGTCCACAGGCGACACCTCGCAGAGGTTGGCGATGAACGCGATCTCTTTCGCAGCCTGTCCTTCCACCCGGTCGATCGCCAGCTGATCGGCTACCGTGGGCTCGCGCATTCGCACGGCTTTCACCGTGGAGCCCGTCACCTTCAGCCCGCGCACGAGCTCGACGGTGACGAAGCCGTCGCCTTCCGAGAGCCACTCCGGCTTTTTCTTGTCGGCCATGGCGCCCCCTTACAGGCCAAGCGCCGCGCGCTGCGCGGCGAGGCGGTCGACGCCGTTGATGATGCGCACCATGTTGATCACGTCGATCTCGTGCACGGTGACGCCGTCGTGCTGCAGGCGGTAGTAGGTCGGCGCGACCTCAGCGGTCAGCATCGGGATCTCGCCAGGCTTGCTGGTGCCGGGGTCGAGCTTGCGGAGCTTGCCGCGCAGGTTGTGCACGACCGACTTCACCGTGCCGTCGAAGCTCTCGATGGCCTCGCGCAGGGTGAACTGCACCTCGAAGCCCGGCGAGACGCCGAACAGCGAGAGCACGTTGCGATCGTAGGCCGAGAGCACGAAGCCGGCTTCGAGCTTTTCCATGCCGAGCTCGATCTCGATCGGCGCGTCCATGCCGCCGGCGCGGAAGTCCTCGACCTGCAGCGCGAGTGCGGGCGGGGTGAACTCCATCACCTGGCCGGCGTAGCCGCGGCCGTCGACGAACAGGTTCAGGTTCTTGCGGATGTCACGGGCGGCCATTCGCGGGCTCCGGTCAGTCGGGTGTCAGGGGTCAGTCGAACAGCTCGGTGAGGTAGTCGTTCACCAGGTGCGACCGGAAGGTGATGTGCTCGGCCGGGTACGGCGCGGTGAAGTCGAAGTTGAAAAACACGTTCCCCTGGGCGATGTTCGCCGGCGTGTTGAGGTCCGGGTCGGCCCAGCAGCGGCCGCCGAGGATGGCGCCCAGGCTCACCAGCGTGCGCAGGTAGGCGTTCACCGACTCGGTGACATCCTCGAGGTAGGTCTTCGTGATGTTGCGATCCACGGCCCACAGGTGGGCGCGCAGGATGCTGTCGTTGATCAGGTCGGCGGTGCGGCGCACCGACAGGAACGCCCACTTCGGGTCCGACGCCAGCGAGCGGTTGCCCCAGAGGCGGAAGCCCTCCTGCCGGATGATCGTCGCGATCTTGCGCTCGTTGAGCAGGTTCGCGCGGCTGTTCGCGTCGCCGAGCACCATGTCGACACCGCGGGCGGTGCCGATGATGCCGTTGATGGTCTGGTTCGACGGGCTCCACCAGAACCCGCGGTCGTTGTCCGACTTGGCGATCAGGCCAGCCACATGCGGCGAGGCCGGCACGTTCACCGCCGAACCGTTGGCGTCGAGCTTCGTCACCCACGGGTCGACGAGGAACACGCGCGAGCTGCCGAAGTCGCCGGCGTATGTGATGGCCGCGGCATCGGTGGTGTTCGGGCCGTCGGCGATGATCACCGCACGCAGGCGCTCGGCGATGCCGATGAGCTCGGCGACCACGGCGTTCGCGCTGCCGGTGCGCTGGTGGGTGAAGCCCGGCGCAATCAGGATTCGCGGCGAGAAGCCGACAACGGACTCGGCCGCGCGGAAGGCGTGGACGCCCTCGAACTGGCCGGTGGTGGCATTGGTGCCGCCGATGACGTTGGCGGTGGTCAGCGGCTCCGTGCCGCCATCGGCAACGCGAATAACGACCACGACAGCACCGGCCTGGTCGAACAGGCTGTCGAGGGCGTCCGGCAGAGTGCCCGCGGTGCCGAGGCGCGCGGCCTCGGCGCGGCTGCCGGCAATCAGCACCGGCGTGTTCAGGGGGAAGGCGTCGTCGATGCCACCGGCCAGGAACTGCGCGCCCGAGGTAGCGGCAACAATGCCGGCACCCGTGCTGGCCCCGGTGTTCGCGACGCCAACCAGCGCGTTCGCCGCAGCGTTGCCGGCGATGGCGGTCGTGAGCTGCGTGGCGGTGGTGGTCACCGTGCCGCCGGCACCGGTGGCTAGGTCGACGGTGATCGCGCGGCCGACGACGGCGATGGCCAGCGGCAGGTTGTTCCCGACCGGGGCGCGCAGGTTGACGGTGATGTCGTTGCCGAGCACGCCGAGCAGCTTCGAGGTGAAGGTCAGCGCGTTGTTGCTGCCGATGACACCGGTCAGCAGCCGGGACTTCACCTCTGCCTGCGAGTTCGGGGCGGTGCCGATGATGCCGATGACGGAGCTGCGCACCGTCTGGATCGGCCGGGGGCCAGCGTCGATTTCGATGACCTCGACGCCGTGCAGGAACTTGTCGCTCATGGGATGCCCTCGGGCGATGGAATCAGTTGGACGGGGCGATGCTCGACGCGCGGCATCGGCGGGG